GCGGATGATGGCGGGTGCTGCCCACGATCCCGTGTTTGCGAAGAAGGTCGGTGTACCAACCAAAGTTGCAGAGGATTACAATATGGCTGACAAGAAGAGTGGCTTCCTGAAGTCCGCGATGCGGGCCAAGGGTCCGGCGTCGGGCGACGGCAAGATGCGTATGTACGCGGAGGGCGGCCAGGTCTCCGAGGAGGATGAGAAGGAATACCGGCGATCCGGCCAGGAACTGATTGATCGGATCCGGCAGGAATCCACGTCGAAGGCCAAGGACGAGAAGCCTCGGAAGCCTTCGACGCCGCCGCGCAGTGACCGCAAGAATCCGGATCGGGCCACGGTGACGCCGAAGATCCATGAGAAGCCGCCGCAGTTTGCCAAGGGTGGCGCTGTGCGTGGTGCGGGTGCTGCGAAGCGGGGCATGAAGCCCGCGCGTTTCTACTGAGGAGACTACCATGATGAAGAAGACGATGGGCAAGGCCAAGATGGGCGATCCTTCGAAGCTTACCGCCGATAAGTTTTCGGCTAGGGCGAAGCGTGCGACCCTGCGTGGCGACGATGTTGGCACCTTCAAGAAGGGTGGTGCCATCAAGAAGTATGCCAAGGGTGGCAAGTGCTGAAAGAGTTTGAGCGTCTGATCGAGATGCGGCGTCGCGACATGGGCCTTCGGCTTATGGAAGGTGGGGCCGCATCTTTCGATGAATACAAGTGGCACGTAGGCTACTCGGCTGGTATGTTGGAAGCATTGGCACTCTTAAAGGAGATTGTTGATGCAGATGCCGACGGCGAAGAGTAGCGGTAACACGACTTGGTGGACTGACCCCGCGACTCCCGATCCCCAGGATCTTCCGGTTGTGCGGGGATGGCGCATCCTGGTCAGGCCGATTCCCAATGCCCCCAAGACCAAGGGTGGCATCATCATCCCCGACTCCACCATTGAGACTATGGATTTGATTCGTAGTGTCGGTATGGTGAAAGTTGTGGGTCCGATGGCCTATACGAGACCCGACATGGGCGATACGCCCTGGTGTAAGGTCGGGGATTACATCTTGTATCCCCGGTATAGTGGGGCCAAGTTCTCGTATGGGGGAGTCAAGTTCCTACTCCTCAATGATGATGAAGTGCTGGCGGTTATCCAGGATCCCGCCCGCATTAATGAGTAGGGGTTGACAACTCCTCTCATCTCGTAGTATCTTGGGAATGCGTAACGCAGGATCGCAACTGTGGAAGAGAAACCAGAACAGTGGGTTGACGTAGAATATAATTCTGCGGAGACTCCGAAGGCTCCGGAGACTACTCCGGAGAAGCAGGAAGACGAAGTTTCGCAGATGGGTCCGCGTGCCCAGAAGCGGATCAAGCAGCTAGTGGGTAAGACGCATACCTTGGAGGCGGAAGTCGCCAAGTTGCGTCAGGAAGCGGAGGCCGCGAAGAGGGCAGCCGCTGAGGCCATGGAGAAGGCTAAGGGCACTCAGTCTTCCGCCAATGAAGTTTTCCGCAATTCGTTGCAGGAAAAACTGAAGACGGCGGAATCTAAGTGGAACTCGTCCTTCGACGCGGCCGACAAGGAAGGGATGATGGCGGCGCAGTCCGAGATGATGGATGCGCGGCTGGAGTTGAAGGCGATGGAAGCGTGGCGGCAAGCCGACGCCCAGAAGCCCGAGGCCAAGCCCCAGGCCAAGCCCCCACAGCAGCAGATTGCCCCGGTCACCAAGCAGTGGATGGATTCGAATCCCTGGTTTGGCAGAGGGGAAAACGCGGACAAGACCGCGACGGCACTGGCGGTTTCAATCAGTGACGACCTGGTGCAAGAGGGTTTCGACCCGATGTCCCAGGACTTCTACGAGGAAGTTGAGAAACGCCTCGTAGCCGAAATGCCCCGGATGGCTTCCAAGCTGAAGGGGCAGGAGACGGCACCCAAGTCTATTGTGGTGGGGCAATCGCGCAGTCCCGCCCGACGTATCCGCCTCGATGAGGGAACCGTAAAGGCTTCCCAGCGACTCGGGGCCAGCCTTGAGGATACGGCCCGATACGCTGAAGCGATTCAGCAAGCGGGAGACGGCTATGTCAACATTGACATTAAGCGCGGAAGGAAATGACAATGACGATGCACAAGACGCGAGAGGACGAATCTCGCAAGCGTGAGTGGAAAGAACCCAACGAGTTGGATGTGCCGGAAAGCCTGGTGCGCCGACTGAAGAGTGAGGGGTTCGGCACTCGCTGGATCCGAATCTCTGCGGAGGGGAAGCCGGATCCCGTCAATGTCATGACCCGGTTGCGGGAAGGGTACGAATTCGTCAAGCGAGAGGACGCCCCCGAATGGGAAGGTGCCCCCAGCTTGGAATACGGATCCCACGGCAACCTCATTGTGATTGGGGATCTGGCCCTGGCGAAGCTGCCTCTCGATATTTCGCAGTCTCGCACGCGCCAGATCAACGAGAGGACCCAGTCCCTGACGGATGCGATCCAGCGGCAGCTTGCCGAGAATCGCAACCTCAACAGGGCACTGCCGGTTTCGAATAGAGGAAGTAGCAGTAAGGTGTATTCGGGCGGCCGTACTCCTACGCTAGACTAACCAATAGGCCGCTTGTGAGGAGAGTGTAACATGGCTACTACCAAGCGGCCTTTTGGCCTCCAGCCGGTTCGGATTCGCGGTGGTGCCCCGAATACCGGAGCGCTGACGACCTATCGAGTTGGGGCGTCGGCTGGTCCCTCGGACATCGGTGACGGCGACCCCGTCAAGATGATTCCGGGCGGGCAGATCCAGGCTTGCACCGCTGCCGCCGACTACGCCATTGGCGTTGCCAAGGGCTTCAAGTGGGTGGATCCGGTGACGAAGCGTCCGCAGTGGAGCAACTATCTCCCGGCGGGCACGTCGTCGGCGGACAGCAACATCTATGCCTACGTCGTTGACGACTCGATGGCCACCTTCATCATCCAGGCTGACGCCTCGGTGACGCTGGGGGACATGGGTCTCAACTTTGAGTTGTCGGCTATTGCGTCGGTCAACACCTCCTACGGCAAGTCTCAGGCTGTGCTGAAGGCGTCCACGCGAACGACGGCTACCAAGCTGGTTCGTCTGGTGGGTCTCTACGACACCCCGGACAATTCGTGGAACGATGCGTTCCCAATCGTTGAAGTCCGGTGGGTCCAGCACCGCGATACTCAGGCTTCCGCTTTCTAAGGAGTGACACCATATGGCTGCAATTACTAGGGCAAATATCGCCAAGCAGCTTCTGCCGGGACTCAATGCGGTCTTCGGTGTGGAGTATGGCTCGGTGGACGACCAGCACCTTCCGCTTTTCGAGATCGAGAACTCGGAACGCGCCTTTGAAGAGGAAGTCCTCTTCACCGGATTCGGCACTGCGCCGACGAAGGACGAGGGTGCTGCTGTCGAGTACGACAACGCGCAGGAAGCCTGGACTTCGCGGTACACGATGGAGACGGTGGCTCTGGCCTTCTCCATCACTGAAGAGGCCATGGAGGACAACCTCTATGACACCTTCGCTCGCGTCCGTGCCAAGGCCCTTGCCCGCGCGATGGCGAACACGAAGCAGGTCAAAGCCGCCAACATCTACAACAACGGCTTCAACTCCAACTTCATTGGTGGCGACAACGTCCCGCTCTTCTCGGCTTCGCATCCGACGATTGGCGCGGGCAACTTCAGCAACACGGTGGCGGTGGACCTGTCGGAGACGGCGCTTGAAAACGCGCTGATCAACATCAGCCTCTTCCGCGATGACCGTGGCATCCTCATCGGGACGAAGGGCGTCAGCCTCCACATTCCGCCGCAGCTTCAGTTCGTTGCGGAACGCCTCCTCCAGACGCCGGGGCGCGTGGGTACCACGGACAACGACCTCAATGCCCTTCGCAACATGGGCATGCTGCCGAGTGGCTACCACATCAACCAGCGTTTCACGGATCCCAACGCCTGGTTCATCAAGACGGATGCGCCCAACGGGTCGAAGATGTTCAACCGCGTTCCGCTTCAGACGAAGATGGAACCGGACTTCGACACGGGTAACCTGCGCTTCAAGGCCCGCGAGCGTTATGCGTTCGGTTGGTCGGATTGGCGCGGTTGGTATGGTAGCAGCGGCGCTACCTGATACCACTGAGGTAACAGTAGGGGGGCCGGGGATAACACCTCGGCCCTCTTGCTTTCTACCCCCTAAAATGCTACACTTTGCCGTTACCCCGGCGATAGAATCGGGGATATAGACGTATCCCCCAAAACTGGAGATCATCATGTCTCGATTCACTCGCGAAGCCTACCCCGTGGTTATCGTTGCCTCCGTTGGTACGTCGGCTGCCGACTTTGGCATCGACACGGATGGTAGCCTGATCCTCAACCAGGTTGTGGCCGTCAGCATCAACGGCATGAATGTGTCGTCGGCCCCGGCCTACCTTCCCCTCAAGAATGCTGCGGGCACCACCTACTACATCCCGGTCTATACCACTATCGCTTGATGGTGACGTATGTCCTGGACAAACATCAAGGCAGTCTTCTGTAGCGTAGTCTCTGCGGTTGTGGTGGACCATCCGAGTCGCCTCCGCAGCCTCTACATGCACAGTGCTGCCTCGGGCACCCTGCGGATCTATGACGGGTCTGCGGCGGTCTCCACCACCGGCCCGCTGCTGCTGCAGGTGGAATTGCCCCACCGCTCAGCGGCTGGCAACCCCGACTCCGTGACCCTCTATATTCCCGACGCGGGCATCCGCTACCAACAGGCGATGTTCGTGCAGGTGTCTGGCGGGGCTGGTTGCGGCCTAACCCTTTTCTACGACTGAGGTCTCAAATGGCTACTTCCCGTGGTGCTGGCGCGGCCCAGCGCGGCTACGAATACAAGGTCTACAAGTCTGGCGGCAAGGTCAAGAAGTATGCTGAAGGCGGCAGCGTCGAGGCCAACCAGATGGGCTTTTCCTCTGGCGGCAAGGTTGCCAAGTACGCCAAGGGCGGTTCCTGCCGTGGTATGGGTTCTGCCACCAAGGGTGGCAAGTACACCATCAAGTAAGCCATGGCTACTTCCGGGACCACCAACTTCAGGTTGCCCCTCGATGAGTTGCTGGAACAGGCATCTCTTCGGGTCGGGGGTGAACCCACGCTAGGTACCGAAGCCCGTGTGTCCCGGCGGGCTTTGGACCTTCTTTTCACTGACCTCCAGAATCGCGGCATCCTCCTCCACACCCTGGAGCAGGTGGCCGTTACCCTCGTCACCGAAAACGCAACCATCAGTTGTAGTGCCGACACCCTCGACGTGTTGGACGCGGTGGTGCGACGCAACGGCACCGATCTCATGATGCGCCGCATCGGTTACGGAGAATACCTCGACATTCCCCGCAAGGAACAGACGGGGCGTCCCACCCACTTCTTCGTCAATCGTCAGCGGGACAACCCCTCGATCTACTTGTGGCCTTCCCCGGAAAATTCCACCGACATCCTCATCTTCTGGAAGATGCGGTTTGTGCAGGATGCCGGGAAGCTATCCAATGACCCCGACATGCCGCGCCGCTTTTGGCCCGCGCTGGTGGCGGGGTTGGCTTACTACCTAGCGTTCAATCGGGGTCTCCAATTCCCGATGGATCGCCTCGCAATGCTGAAGTCCGAATACGAGGACCAACTTTCCCACGCCACGGACGAAGATCGGGAGAGGGCCACCCTTCGTATCGTCCCCCGGTATCGGTGACGCATGGGGCAGTACGCGTCAGGCAGACACAGTTGGAGTCTTTGCGACAGGTGTGGGTTTCGCTTCCGCTACCTGCAGATCCGTAACGAGCCGGGGACCGCCTGGCGCGTCTGCAGCACCTGCAACGATGGGGCATTCAACCTAGTCTCCCATCCTCAGAACAAGCCGCCGCCCGTCTTCCCGGATCCGCAGTCCCTACGCTACCCGCGCCCCGATGTCAACCTGGTTGTGGGCAGTGAGCCGAATGACGAGCAGCAGCTTCCCATGGATGAAGGCGGACCCGGAGGCCCCTGATGGCACTTGTCAACGGAGATCGCGTCCGCGAATACACTGCTGCCACCGGAGACGGTCTCATCGACTTGCAGGGTGCCGTCCGCACCTATCGCCGGTTCGTGGATGGGGTTGGCGTCGGCAACCAGACCTACTACGCCATCGTCCACTCCCGCCTCGATGAGTTCGAAGTTGGCCTCGGCACCATCCTTCTGGTGGGTGCCCTCTACTATCTGCGGCGCGACACCATCTACGTCTCCAGCAACGCCAACCAGAAGGTCTTCTTCTCCAAGGGGCAGAAGCAGGTTGCTACGATCTATCCTGGCACCCAGATCGATCAGATTGCGGCCAACGTCTCCCTCTCCCAGCAATACGCGGTCCAAGCCTCCCTGGCTGCCGTTGATTCCTCCGTAGCCGCTGTAGCCGCCAGCACCTACCGCAACCAAGCTTTCGACTACGCATCGGCAGCGGGGATCTACGCGGCCAACGCCTCGGTTTCGTATGTCGATGCCGCGTCGGCTGCAGCAGCCGCAGCTTCCATTGTGGCTGGCATTTCGTCGGTAGCCGTAGACGCATCCAACGCGGTGGTCGCGGCATCCCTGGCCCAAGTCTACAAAACTTCGGCATCGGCCTACGCCACCCAGGCCGCCGACGCAGCGTCCGCAGCCCAAGTTTACCTGGTCTCCACCTCCGCCAACGCTACACAGGCAGCGGCAGCAGCATCCAATGCCGCCATCTACAAGGCGTCGGCTGAAGCTTCCTACCTCAATGCCGCGAGTGCCGCCAACGCTGCCAGCATCTCGATGGTGGCCGCATCTTCCTACGCCACCAACGCCCTCTCCTACGCCAACGACGCCCAACTGTATCGGACTTCGGCGGAAGCCGCAGCCTCGGTGGCCAGCGTCCAGGCGGCAGCCGCCTCGGTCTCTCGCGTCTCAGCCAACAACGCCGCATCCATCGCGGCAGTGTACGCCGAACAGGCGTCGGCATCGCGGACCCAATCCCAGACAGCCGCCACCTCCGCTAACAACGCAGCATCGCTGGCTGGCGTCTACGCCAACAACGCCTCCATCACTTACGTCAACGTGGTTTCCGTAGCCAACTACGTTTCCGCGCTGGCTGCGGGCGTATCGTCGATTGCGGACCAAGTTTCTGCCGCACTGGCGGCTGCGTCTTCCGCCCTCATCTACAAGACTTCGGCATCTGCCTACGCAACCGAAGCCGCAACCAACGCCTCTCTGGCATTCATCTACAAGGCGTCGGCCTCTGCCTACGCAACTGAAGCCGGTACCTACGCAAGCCAGGCTTCAACTTCGAGGGTCTCCGCCAACAACGCAGCTTCGATTGCGGGTGTCTACGCACTCTCCGCCAACACTGCGGCCTCCATCGCGGGAGTATTCGCTGCGTCTGCTTCCGCCTACGCCTCGGCGGCAGCCCGCGACGCCTCCCTCGCCTTCATCTACCGGACATCCGCTTCGGCTTTTGCGACCTCAGCCGCAGCCGATGCTTCCCTTGCCGCGATCTACGCAGCTTCCGCAAACAATGCCGCGTCTCTTGCTGCCCTTTACGCCACCTCAGCCTCGGTGGCCAACGTGTCCGCACAAGCCGCGTTGTCGGCTCTCAACGCACGTATCACCTACGGTACCGCCGCCCCCACGGGAGGATCCAACGGTGACATCTACTTTCAGTACACCTAATTGATTTATC